CTTGAATGGGAAGGGACGAGGGGGGGCGTGAAGCTGCGTCTGTCGCGCCGCGCCCTCGGGTGGGGCGGAGTGGTGCTGGGCGCGCTGGTGTTGTGGCTCGCGGCGCCGCCCGTCCTTCGACACCTGGCGTTTTTCCGCGTTCGGCAGGTCGAGGTGGTCGGCGTGAGGAACCTCGACCCCGACGTGGTGCTGGCGGCGCTGCGGCTCGCGCCGCGGGCGAGCGTATTCGACGACACGCGCCTGCTCGCCGATCGCGTGCGTGGGCTGGCCGGTGTGGCGGACGCGCGCGTGATGCGGCGACTGCGGTTGCGGTCGCTCCCACGCTGGATGCCAGATCCCAGGTGTCGTTGTCAGTACGAGCCATGTCGCGAGCCCTTTCTGCGTGTGGGATTTACTTAGCCTAATTAACTATATCACGCAGCCGGAGCACCCCGCGAGAAGCTAGCCCAGCTTGGCGTATTCCGCGTGCAGCGCATCGAGACTGCGCAACGTCTCATCGCGGGGCTGGGTCGGCAATTCGACGGTGACGTGTTCGATCCCGAGATCGCGGTCCGGATGGTCTGGGCCGGCGTTCCCACGGTCAACCTGCGGACCAGGGTCCGCTATCTCCCCCGGGAAGAGGGCGGCGTTTCCCACTTCCACCTGTTCCGCGACAACGCCCGGATCAGTTGGATGCACACGCGGCTGGTCGCACTCGCGCTCTTGCGGCTGCTGCGCCTGGAATGGCTGACACACATCAAAAACTAACGTTGATGAGTGAAAGTATTCAGAGCCTCGGCGCTCGTGTTTTCTCGGTGCTGAAGCCTGCCATCGATCTTGCAGTCACTCAGATTACAAAGCTGGTGCAAGGGATTGATACGAAAACGATTCAATCCATTCTAACGAGTGTGATCGACGCTATCGCGAAATTCTTTTTGGATATTGTGAATATTGCCGAACAGATTGGCATACTGATCGATGCTGTTGGCCTGAAGATTAGATCCTTGCTCGCGCCATTGATTGTGCTGGATTACGTAACAGACGCTATCGCATCTGGCATGAAGAAAATGGCTGACACCGTCGATGGGATGGTGAGTACATCGAAGAAAGTAGAGCAAACGACTACTGTCTGGGACAATCTTCGTAAGACCATCGAAGCAGCCCGCGTGGCTGCACAGGGATTTGTTAACGCCCAGGGCGCTGTGACCCCGCCTCATGCTGGTGGGGCAAATATGGGAGCCATCAACTTCGATGCAGCCAAGGCATCGGCAGATCGGCTGAAGGTGATTCAAGACGAATACAAGCTCCGCAATGACCTGATTCAAAAAGATTATGGCGACTTCATTTTTAGTGAGGGTGCAAAGACACAAGCCCTGCTCGCTTCGCTGAATACGCGATACCAAGAGGAGATTAAAGCCGGTGAAAAAACGAGCGTTGCTTATGCTAAGTTCGCACTTGACCGGCAGAAAATTATCGATGCAGCGAATAAAGTTTACGAAGCGGGACTCAATAATGCATTCAGCGGATTGCAGTCTGCAATCAATGGGCAGCTTCGCGGGATGCTGGCCGGGACAACGACATTCGCTCAGGCATTCAAATCGATTATCGGCGACATGATTATTTGGGCGATTCAAGAGTTCGAAAAAATGGCATTCCAGTGGGTCGCACACGAACTAATAAAGACGACGGCGACAGAAGCGGGGACCGCTGCGCGAGTGAGTGCAGAGGCAACGGGCACTGCGGCAACAGAAACACTTGGAATCGCGAGCACGCTGAAATCAATATTCCAGAGTGCGGCAAAAACCTTTGCAGGTGTATTCGGATTCCTTGCGCCTGAAATGGGACCTGCAGCGGCAGCGCCAGCGTTCGGCGCTGAAGGGATGGTCGTCGCTCAATCATTGGGAATTGCAGGGCTGGACGTTGGCACCGACTATGTTGCAAAAACCGGTCTAGCAGTAATCCATCAAGGCGAAGCCGTGGTTCCTGCTGAAGCAAATACACCGTTCACTGGCGGGACTGGTGGGCAACAAGTGAGCCTGACGATAAACGCTATCGATGCAAAATCATTCTCATCATTGATACGGGACAACCCGAGTGTATTCGCGACGATGATTAAACGGGCAATGCGCGACAATCAAATGTCGTTCAAGGGGGCGCACTAATGTCCACACAGGTCTTTCCCACTTTGGCCGGATTGACGTTTGACGTTAATCGAACGATGGAGTTTTCGAACGAAGTGCAGCTCGCAGCATCGGGGAAAGAAACTCGAGTCGCTTATTGGAGTGCTGCCCGATATACATGGGATCTGACTTTCGAGTTCCTTCGTGCCAGCACAAGCTTCCTAGAGTTTCAGACACTCTGGGGATTCATGTCGGCACGACAGGGGCGATTCGACAGTTTTCAATACACCGATGTGATCGACAATTCCGTGACCAATCAATCGATTGGTACGGGCGATTCGACCAATCGTGCATTCCAGCTTGTTCGCACATTCGGAGTATCTGGCCTTAGCGAACCGGTGCTTGCGCCAAATGCTGTCACTAGAGTCACCGTTGCTGGATCATCAGTATCATCGACGCAATTTTCTGTTGGGATATGGGGAAGCTCGGCTCCTGGCACCATCACTTTTAGCACATTTGCCCCGAGTGCAGCGCAAGCCATAGCAGCAAGTTTTAGTTATTACTTTCCATGTCGGTTTGACCAAGACGCGAGCGACTTCAACAATTTTATGAGCAATCTGTGGGAAAATAAAAAAGTGGTCTTCAAGTCGATCAAATGAAACCGACCAACGCAACACTGACAGCGCTTCTCGGTACGCGCCAATTTATGATGGCGCGACTTTATACTATTACGCTCGTTGATGGGACGATTCTTCGGTACTGCGGCGGCGACCAGAATATTGTGAGTGGTGCAAACACTTACAGTTGCGGCGGGCAGACGGGACCGTATTTCGAGAAAATAGGAAATAAGCCGCTTGCACATTGGAAGGTGGGGCTTGGAAGCGACACACTCATTATTGATGTGATGCCGGGATCACTCGCATGGCAAACGCTGGCACGTGTCGGATATTTCGACGGCGCAGACTTCCAAATGGATTATGCCTTTATGTCTACATACGGCACTGTCGCTGCCGGATGTCAGATAACAGTATTCAAGGGACGGGTGGCGGAGCTTGACGTTGACCGCAACTTAATCACATTCAATATTAACGATTATCGCGAGTTGTTCGACCAGCAGCTTCCGCGCAATCTCTTTGCAGCTAGTTGCGCGAATACTCTTTACGACGCGCAATGCACGGTCGTGCAGGTTTCATTTCAGGTCAATGGAACGGTACTAGCAGGGAGTACATCGACATCTTTGCTGGCGACGCTGGCGCAAGCGACCGGTTATTTCGATCTTGGAAAACTGACCTGGGTACTTTCGAGTGGGGGTAATTTTGGCTCGATTGGAGTGAGTCAGTACATACTCGGATCACCTTCGACAATAGTGCCGATAGTTCCGTTTTCTTTCACTCCGCAAGCAGGAGACACTTTCATTCTTTCACCGGGATGTGATCGCACATTTGCGGGTGGCTGCACGAAATTTTCGAATACGGCAAATTTCCGGGGCGAGCCATACATCCCTGCACCGGAGACTGCGCTATGACAGAAGCAGCCGAGCGACAGCGATATATCACAGCAGCAAAAGGATATATCGGAACCCCTTATCACCATATGGGAATGATTAAGGGCGCTGGCGTGGATTGTGCGACACTTCTGATCTGCGCTGCGAGAGACGCGGGCCTTCCCGGTGGGGACTGCGTGTTGGATTACTACGCACCGCATTGGCATCTGCATCGCAACAGCCAGAAATATCTTTCGATCATTCACAGGTTCTGCAAGCCTGTCGATTACTGGCCGCCTCGACCCGGCGACATCGTATTGTGGCAATTCGGGAGATCATACAGCCATTCGGCCATCGTGATCGATTGGCCGACAATCATTCACGCATACGTCGGGCGACCTGTAGGGATCGAAGATGCAGACCGCAATATGAAACTGCAATTTATCATAGAAGACAGAGACGCTAGCAAGCCACGACCTCGCATGGTCGTATCACATTGGGGATGATGGGTGTCTGGGCTATTCGGAAAAAAATCACAGCCAACAGCCGCACAGACTCCAACTGCGGCATCTGGCCTTAACATTCAGAGCAGCGTGTTCGGTAAAGCTGTGCCGATCATTTATGGCACGACACGTATAGCGGGGAACTTACTGCTCTATGGAAATTTCGTAGCGACCCCGGTCTTTTCGTCTCCGCAGAGTGCTGGTGGCGGCGGAGGGAAAGGAGGGATTTTCGGAGGTGGTGGGGGTACTCAATCGGGAGTGCAGCAAACTGGATTCACTTATACGGCCGCGATTGCATTCGCACTTTGCGAAGGACCCATCCACGGAATCGGAACAGTCTGGAAAGACAAAGATATGTTCGCATTGGGGAGTCTTTTCGACTCTCTGTTCACTGGTACATATCCGCAATCACCATGGGGGACCACGGTTAGCTGGACCGTCACCGATCAAAACAATATTACGACTTCAGGAACCAGTACCCCGATTGGCTATAATGGTTTGGCATATGTCGCAGCGACCACTTATCAGTTGGGCGACAGTGCTCAGATGCCGAATATCACTTATGAGGTGCAGGGAATTTGTTACGGAGCAAATAGCTCCCCGGATGCCGATCCTTGGCTGGTCATCAATGATGTTCTGACAAATGTCGCATATGGTTTACGCTTCCCAAGTGCATTGATAAATCCGACGACGACCTATCAAAATTACTGCTACGCGACCGGCTTCTTTATCTCTCCCTCGTACACCGATCAACGAAGCGTATCGGATATCATCAGCGAAATAATGATTGCCACAAACTCTGAAGCCGTTTGGTCGAGCGGGCTATTGAATTTCATTCCTTATGGAGACCAGACAATCACGGCAAACGGGCATACTTATACCGCACCGGGCGCCCCGCTATTCGACCTGACCGATGATGATTTTATTCGGAGCCCACAAGCGGTGGCGGGAGATACGATTGGTCCAATATCTATGTCTCGCAAGCGACCGAGCGACAAGATCAATTCAGTAAAGCTTGAATATCTGGACCGCAGCAACAGTTACAATCCGGCAGTCTGCTACGCGAACGATCAGGCGCTCATAGATAGTTACGGGTTGCGAACCAACGGATCAAAAGAACTGCACTTATTTTGTAACGCTACTGCTGCAAATCTTTCTGCAAATCTTCAACTGCGCCGCGAGCATATTTCAAACGTTTATAAGTTCGACTTAGACATGCGATATATTCTGCTCGATCCAATGGACATCGTTACCGTCACGGCTGCAAAACTTGGACTTAATCGACAATGGGTTCGCATCACCGAAATAACGGAAAATGATGACGGCACACTTTCGTTCATCGCTGAAGAATATTTGGCTGGATCAGGAGCAGCACCAGCATACGCATTTGCTCAAGGCGTAAGTTATTCGCAGAATCGAAACACAGCGCCGGGAGCAATCAACAATCCGGTCTTTATCGAACCACCCTTTTCGCTAGCTAATGCGCTCGAGGTATGGGTTGCCGCATCTGCTCCGACAAGTGCGAATTGGGGCGGTGCTGACATCTATCTCTCCACAGACGGGGTGAATTTTAAGAACGTTGGCCGGGTCACAGGATCAAGCCGTGCAGGGGTGCTGACATCGACGCTCAATAGCGTTACACAATCTCTAGTCGGTCAGACTATTGACGTGACGAACACGCTTGCGATTAATCTCACGCAAAGCAATGGAGCATTGGATAACGCTACGAACGATCAGGCGACATCACTCGCATCTCTTTGCTACGTTGATGGCGAATTCCTTTCATATGGAAGCGCTGTTCTAACTTCACCATACAACTACAATCTGACTTATTTGGTGCGTGGGGCTTATGAATCGACAATTTCGTCCCATGCAATCGGTTCGAATTTCGTGCGTCTCGATACTGGAATTTTCAAATTCGGCATTGCATCGGATCGAGTCGGCACTACGGTTTATATAAAATTCCTGTCGTTCAATCCTTACGGTGGCGGGCAACTCACTCTCGCGAGTGCCCCGACTTATACTTATACAGTGCTGGGGACGGCGCTTTCATTCCCACTTGACGACATCACAAACCTTGCCTTCGGGTACATAGGAAATATTGCATCGATTGATTGGAGCGAAATCGAAGATTTTCGCCCTGTGCTCTACGAAATTCGCAAAGGTGATTCGTGGGAGACAGGTCAATTCATTCTGCGACAAGCACACCCGCCATTCAAAACATTTGGAGGCGGGACTTATTGGATATCGGGATATTCGCAGCCACTTCCGGGGCTTGTCGTCTATAGCGAGAATCCACAGAGCGTGGTTGTCAATACATCATCCGTGACCGCTAACATCACGGCGACAAGAACTGAAAACCCAACATGGAGCGGAACGATCACCGGCGACATCGCCAAGGTTGGAACGGTTCTGCAGACGACCGGAATTACTGGCGGGACTTATACGATTCCAACCGGGGACCGAATCTTCATTACTTATTCGTTCGCATGTGCCGTGCTAATCGATTGGTTCTCGACCGCAACTCCGCTAAATGATTCAGTGTTTGCCTACGAAGCAACAGGAGCGCAACTAACGAGTGGCAGTACTGTGATAACTGGCCTCAAGCTCTTTAGCGGAAATGCGATCTTGAATGGAGGGACAACAGTTACTGGCGTCACCAATAGTTCGAACATGGGACCAGGACAGCCTGTCGATGGCGTTGGTATTGTGGCTGGAACTGAAATTCTATCGGTCCCTAGCTCTGGAAAAATCATTCTTACTGTGGCGGCGACCACTGGATCAACGGTCGCGCCATCGACCGCAGCTATAACAGTTTATCCGGCACTCGTAGTCGGGATGTATGTCGAATCTACCTCGACATCATCTGTCCTTCCTGGCGGTGCCAAGATCGTATCCCTGTCGAGCTTTTCAGCGATCAATCTGACAACGACCGCGCTGGTCTCAAGCACAGCAAAGCAACTTAATATCTCTATCGATTTTATAAATGACATTGACTTATTTGGTGCGAACGCGGCGATCAATGCAGACACGTTTCCAGAAATCAGGATCAGCACTGATGCCGGAGGCACTTGGTCTCCATGGCAGAGGTATGTTCAGGGATATTACTTGGGCAACGGATTCGATGCGCGTATCAGTATGCAAAGTGTCGATATCAATTCAATTGGGATTCTTGAGTCGTTCACATTCTCGGTGGACGTTCCTGACCGATGGGATCACTACAATAGCTTTGTGATATCGAGTCTAGGATCGACAATCACTTTTAGACCGGATGGTGGAACGACCGCGGCTTTCAATGGTGGCCCGCAAGGATCTTCAGTTTCTCAGCCTTCATTGGTCGGCGCTATATTGGGATCGACTGTAGCGGGACAGCAAATTACCTTTAGTGCAATTTCCCTGTCAGGATGCGTGACGCAGATATTCACTTCATCAGGTGTAGCTCAACCGGGCACCGCTAACATAATCGCGAAGGGTTACTGATATGTCGCAAGCAACAACTATCCTCCCAACTGCTGGTGTCGTATCTGGTTTGACATTTGCCACAACAGCGAATGGAGCATTCGATGCCCTGCGGACAATGTTTCAGGGAGCATCAGCACCAGCAGCCGATGCTCCCGAACAAGGGCAGCTATGGTTAGATACGTCCGTGAGTCCAAACATCTGCAAGCAGTATGATGGGACGAATTGGGTCATCAGGGGATGGATCGATAATACCAACCATAATTTTATCCCGTTAATCGGCGGAGGCGCAGCGACGATAGCAAGCGCGACCACGACATCATTGGGCACGGCTGCCAATCCGCAGGGAGTAATCACAATCAGCGGAGTGACTACGATCACTTCATTCGGCAGTTCGGCATTGGTCGGCCAATTATTCTTCGTCTATTTTTCAGGTGCTCTTACTTTGACGCATAATGCTACGTCGCTAATCCTTCCATTCGGAGCAAACATTTTGACCGTCGCGGGCGACTGCATGGTCGTTCGCTATGAAGGATCGTCCAATTGGCGCGTGATGAACTATCAATTCAGCACGACGGCATCATTCAAATCAGCGCTCGGACTTTCCAACGCGATTTCATCGACAGGCAATGCAACATTTGCGGGCGGCTTTTATCTGACACCATTCAATGCCAGCACGATCAGCAGCAGCACTTTTACGCCGGACGCCGTGAACGGAAACTATCAGTACTATTCAAATGGCGGCGCTCACAGGATTGCGCCGCCTGCTCAAGACTCTGCTATCGATGTTCTGGTTACGAATAGCTCACTAGCTGGCGCCATCACATTCTCGTCTTTGTTTTTGGTATCGACGGCGAATGCCATTGCGATGACGACGACGAGCGGCAGCAAGTGGATCGTCTCTATTCGGCGAATCAACTCGGTGCCGACCTACAACGTGACAGCGCTGCAATAAAGGGTAACAACAATGGACCCGAGAGTCGTTATCGTTGCTGCTGACGGATCGATTATTGCTAGCTTAATGGCACACCCGGACGATCCTGAATTGAGAAACAGATATCCAGACGGCTCGCGCTTCATCGCGCCTCCGCAGGATGTCTATCCAAATACTTCATGGAAATATGACGATGCTCGAGGATTCATTCCGCCAACAAATGTCCCGCAATCGGCAAAGCCGCAAATAGATTTTTGAAAAAATGGCAACAAATCCTTTGGTGTTTTTAACGGCGCTGCCTGATGGCAGAACGCAGATGCATACCTTCTATAAATTCGAACAGGTAGGCGATAGTCTTCCGCTCCACGCGCACAGTTTCTTTCACGACTGCAAAGTAATCGAAGGAAGCGTGATCGTTTTTGATGACACAGGGATGTCGATCAAGGTGACGACCGGCCAGATCGTAGGATTCAAAGCAGGAAGGCAGCACGGAATTAAAGCTGCGGAAGCGGGCACTATGATCGTCAACACAATTGAGCCGGGCCAAGGCTGATGGCAACTACATTAAAAGTTACCGGAGGTGCGACGTGGACGCCGCCGAGCGATGCGATTGGCACGACTATCAAAGTCATCTGCATCGGGCCGGGTGCGGGTGGAACACCCTCAACTGCTTGTCAGCCACCAGCAGCAGGCGGGGGGGGCGGTGGTATCGGAGTTAAAAATTCATTTTCTGTTACATCGGGTACGCCGATCAATATTCAAATTGGCGCAGCGGGCAGCGGAAATTCAACTTGGTTTAGCACTTCCGGAACTGTTCTCGGCGCTGCTGGAAACGGGATATCTGGTGGAAATAACATAACCAATATTGGCGATGTCAAACATGCTGGCGGAGATGGCGCGAACGGAAATAATTGCCTGAATGTTGGCGGTGGGGGTGGTGGCGCTGCTGCTGAAGCTGGCGACGGTTCTAGCGGCAGTGGAACAAGCGGTGGCGGAAATTCCGGTTCCGGCGCAACGCATGGAGCCAACGGGACAGAATATAGCGTTACAGCGGGAGGCACCGCAGGCGCAGGCGGCGGCGGCAATGGCGGCG